CGTACATGGATCAAAATGCAGGAGAATGGTATTGATGAGAATACAATTTTTTCTGCTGATGAATTATATAAAATGACGTTAAGAAAAGCATTTGTTAAGGTTGAAAACAATGTGTACCGTTCACCAGCAGGCCGTAAGAAAAAAGCAAGTAGATTAATTCAAGGAGCGACTCCTGAATTTATTTGCTTGGTCGGTCCATGGATGATGGCCTTTCAGTCTATGATTAAAAAACAATGGAGCAAGAAAAATTTTATATGTTTTACCAGTGGTGTTGATTCACTGGATGCTGCCAAAGTTATTGATCAGGAGGGTTGGGAAATATTGGAGGATGATATTGGTGCTTTTGATGCATCTGTTAATCGTCCTTGGCTTGAACTGGAATTAGCAGTTTTTAAATTTTTTGGAGCACCTCGTGCTGTTTATGATTTAATTAGAGCCAATATTGATACACATGGGGTTACGAGTAAAGGTTTGCGTTATAAACGTGAGGGTATGCGCAAATCTGGTGATCCTTATACTTCTGTTGGGAATTCTCTATTGAATGGTTTTATGCATTTGTATATTTATTGTCATGTAACTGGTAAGACAGTTGAACAAGCACGTAGTTCATTACGTATGCTTGTCCAAGGTGATGATAATTTGATGCGTTACGTTAAAACCGATGTAATAGATTGGGTTGGTTACATGTTGGAGTTTGGTTTCAATAGTGAGGCAGTTTTTAGGCCCACTATTTTTGCAGCTGAATTTTGTAGTAATCTTGTTTACATGTGTAGTAAAGGTTTGGTTTTTGGACCGATGCCTGGAAAAGTCATGGCAAAACTTGGTTATTATATTAATCCTCCTTTTGGTATCCAGCCAGCAAGTATAGTTCGTGGTACAGCATTAGGTTTATATAATGCGTGTAGTTGTATACCGCCTCTCCGTGTTTATTTAGATCGATTGTTGGATCTCACGGATAAGGTTGTGCCACATCGTACTGGTTTTGATGAATGGAAGATGAAGTATTCCATGGTTGAACCAGTCCCAGAAACCGAAATAACATTAGATTATCGTTATGGTTGGACTGGTGCTTGTCAGCATTTGTTTAAGGAGGGCTTGAACAGTGCTTTTTTGGGGTGTGAATTCTCTCATCCTTTGTTTAATCTACTCTGTGACCGTGATACACTAGCACCAAATGCTGTGTATATAGGTTTGTCAGAGTAGGTGAATTCACACGTTCTTGGCGTTCTCAATCGCCACGAACAATCAATAATCGTAAGATAAATTGATTTTTGGTGTTGGCCATTTAAACCAACCAAACAGTGTCGTTAACTGTTTGATTTTGACTTGT